GTGCCCACAGACCGCCGGCGAGGCCGGCGATCAGTAGCGATGGATGCAAGCCGGTGGCGACGCCGAAGACGGTCAGGCCGAGGGCGCTGGCGATGACGGCGGCAGTTGAGGTGGCTGGTTCGGCCATTATTTCTCCCTTTTAAATATCTGCCGTGGCACGCACCACGTTGGTGCCGTCGCTATAAACAATAGCGCGCTTACCGGCGGCGACCGTAATTCCGGTCCCTGTCGCGCCGATAAATTGCAACCCGAAGCCGCCCGTGGTGCCGTTGAATACCGTCCATTGCTGCGCAGCCAGCGGCACGACGATGTTGCGCGCGGCCGTCAGCGTGCCAGTGAATTGCAGGATCTGATTGCGGGCTTCGTCCGCAGTCAGCGTGGTATTGGCATCACTCATTGCCTTGGCCAGCTTGCCGGTGGCAGGCGGCGCTTGCAGGCGGTAGTCGGTGTAGCTGGTGACTGTGGCGGCGCCGGTGACGATCTGGTAAAGCGGGATGCTGCCGGCGGTAAAGCCGGTGGTGTTTTTACTGACCACCCCGGCGCGCGTCGTCTCGACATAATTGGTTGCCGAGGCGGTGAGTGTCAGCGTGCCGTTGGCGATCTGCGTCAAAACGCCGTCGACCGTGATGGTGGCGCCGTAATAGCCCCAGGTCAGGCCGCTGCTGGTCGATTGGCGGCGGCCGAAAGATGTTGCCGGCGAGGCGGCATCGAAAAAGGCATTGGCGGTGATTTCCTTGCTCACCTGGCTTTGGATGATTGGGTCAAAGGTGGGTGTGCTATTTGACATATTTGGTCCTTAAAAATCGGGGAATTGCGCGGGCGGCGCAAAGGCGGCCGAGTACCGGGCGGCACCTTTTGTGACGCGCAGATCATCGATAAAGCCACTAAAGTGCCGGGTGTTATCGGTCTGCATCGACCCGATATAGATCGTGGCCTGCGAATTGAAATCGACGGTGCACGCCCCGGAATAAACCGGGCTGCCGTTGATGAAAATGTAAAGCACTCCTGATAACCGGCACCAGGCGACATGCGCCCAGGTATTGGCAGGGACGCCAGAGCTGCCCGTATGTTGTGTCGTGCCATCCCACAAAATCGGCTTCAGGGCGGAAAAATCGAGGGCAAAAACCATGTCTGGATTAAGCCCAAAGCTGCCAAAAATATGCTTGTCGTTGACGACCGAGCCACCGCTGGCGGCGACGTGATTTACGTAACACTCGACGGTAAAATCACCAGTTCCGAAAACAAAATCAACGGATGCCGGGATCGATAAATAGTCGCTTGCTCCATCAAAATAGGCCGACGTCGCCCCATATTGCTTGTTGGTAGTTGATGTATTGGCATTTCCGCCTGCGGTGACGGCATGGCCTTTGAGATCAGTAAACGTGGTTCCGCCGTTTGATCCCTCCATGTGCAGCGCCAAAACGACCTGCGCCCAGTACGGGTCAGCGCCCGGCAAGCCTATCGTCCCGATCAGCGGATAACCGCGCCCGACATTTGTCGACAGTTGATAGACTTTTACAAAAATCTCTGTCTGCACCACCCCAAAATCCGTCACTTGCTGCGCGCTGGTGTAGCTCGCCGCCGGGGCACTTAGCCCGCTGATTGTGCGCTTGAGGGTGGCGTAGCTGTCGTCGCTGTAAATCTCAACTTCGTAGCTCTCTGTTGTTTCGCCGAGCGTGGCGTCGACGTAGTCGCGCCACTCGCCACCGACCCGCGTCCGGCGTATCCACTCCAGCGACCAGTCGTTGGTGCTCGGGTGGCGATTGCCGTTGAGATAGACCGGTGCCAGGCACTCGAGATTGACGCCGGTGTAGGTGAACTCCTCTTCGCTGGCGCCGCTGGCTGATGCGCCGGCGGTGACGGCGCGATAGGTACGGGATACGCCAATCGAATTAAGGTTGCTGGTGATAAAGGCGACTTTTGATGGGTCAAGCAAAACCACCGTATCAGCCGCGTCATGCAGGCTGGCTGCCCACTCGGTGCCGAAGCGGCCGCGAAGTAAATCAGTCAGCACATAGCTGCCATCGCCCTGCAGGGTACAGTTTTGCGCGGCGATGATCTCCCAGCGGCCATGCTCGCCGTAGGCAAAATGATTGGCGCCACTGAGCATTTGCGCCTCGCTGACGCTGGCGAGCGCACCACTGGCCAGGTGCACAGTCAAGACACTGGCCTTGTCGATCAGGTCGGTCCGCCCTGCCCCGATCGCGTTACTGGCCGAGCCGATGACAGAGCCCGGCGCCGTGAAGCCTTGTATCGTCGTCCATGTCTGGCCAGCATCGTCGGTGCGACTGAGGACGCCACCCGGCCAGCTCGACAGGTAGCCGCAGAGCGCGGCGGGAAACCCCGGCGTGTCGGTGGCATCGAGGAGCAGCGGGATATCGAGCAGGGCAAAGCGGGTGTCGCCCTTGATCGCCATCCCGGCGCCAGTCGACAAGCCGGCCTCGCCGAGGGCGGCCGGGGTGTAGATGGCGGATGAGTTGTATTTTGCCGAGCATTCCAGCCGGCCATCAGACAGGTAATTGATTGAGGTCAGGCGCAGGGAGTAGGTGCCCTCGTTGGCGTTGACCGTGATCACATCGCCCGGCTCCAGTCTTGAGTAGCTGGGCGGCAGCGAAAACGAGATATCGTAGCGCTCCAGCCAATACAGATAGAGCAGCATTTCGGCGTTTCCAGCCGCTTCAGTGGCCGTCATGACCAGCGGCATATCCAGCGCACTGACGTTGATCGCATCGGTATTAAGGCGCTCGGCGTACTGCTCGCCGATGTCGTACTCACGATCAACATCCAGATATTTCAAAGTCACGCGCCGTGGCAGGATGCTGTCCATTTCGCGGGCATTGACGATGGACACTCCCGCTTTTTCATTGCCGGATCGCGCATCCAGGTCGCTGGCCTCAACGGTGGCGACCGACGACCCGCCGCGTGGCTTGAACTTGATCTTGTAGCCGGCCTGTAACACGTCAAAGGGGTACGCCGCCTGCAGCGGCTCAATCGCCGAGCGGATGGCGCCGACATTGGCCACCCGGTAGCCGCGCACGGTGTTTGTCACACTACTGACGTCGATATCCCCAAGGGTCAGCAGGTTGCTTGCCAATACCTCAGATTGCAGGATGGAACTCAGATTGGCATTGCTGCTACTGATGCCATTGAGCACCATGTAATAGGACGGGCCGTAGAACCCAAGCAGAACTGCCACGCCATCGGCGTAGGCCATTGACCAGGTTGTATAGTCGGTCGGCGTCGCGACATTAAACCAGGTGATGCCATCATAAGTCCCATGCTGCGTGGCCCCGTTACCCACGGCATACAGGCAGTCACCAAAGGTCAGCGCGGCGATAGAAAACACAGAGGTGTAAGTCGTCCAATTGATAAAGTCAGACGTAAGCCCCACCTCATTGCTTTGATTAACCATCAGCCATTTGCCGATGTTGGGCATCCAGGCAATATGGCGCGGGCCATTGGTAAATGGCCACAGGTAGACCTCATTAATCCCCGTGTCAGCATCAATGACGGTGATGTAGCGCGTACCGTGACGGCCAAGCACAAAATACTCATCGCTGGCTCCCCAACATTTCTGCGAGTAACTGGTTGGGTAAGGCAGGTCTTCAACGCGCTCCCATATTTCGCCATCGTCGGATAGGTAGACCACGGCAGTGGTTTCACGAGCGAACATCAAAAACTTCGAGCCATTCGCGGCCAGTCCCCAGTAATTGTTCCCCGCTATGGCGTTTACCTGCTTCCAGGTACGGCCATCTTCAGTGCGCCAAACCCCGGTCTGATAAGCCCAGGTCGCCAGCGTTATATTTCCTTTAGCCGCCATTTCAACCGACGTATTCGCCCCGATCGCCGCCGGATTACTGCGCGCCACCCAGTTGATGCCGTCGGCTGATGTGGCGTAATTGGCCGTATTGGCCACTTCCTGAATGGCAATAAACTGGTGGGTATCCCACACGACATCTATCATCGTGCCAAGACCGGTATTGGTCGCGGTCATCTGGCGGGTCGTTATTCCGCCGCTAGCGATGATCTCGACCTTTATCGGGGCGCCGAGCAGGGTGTTGCCATAGTCCTTGAGCGGGAGGTCTTTGAAAACGATATAGGAGAGGCCGCGATAGGCCGGGGTATTGGCAACCCCAAGCGTCGCCTGCATGCGGTCATCCGGGAGCTGGGTTTCATCCCCAAGGTGTAGGGTAAATAGCTCGGCGTTGGCGTTGCTCGCCATGATCGTCTGCATGTCGCTGGAGCCGGCGTCATAAAAAAGCTTGGCGCCGACCCAGATGCGCCGCACGCCGATAATCGGGCCTTCGCACAAACCAACCGCAAAGGTGGCGAAATAGGCGTAGGTCGTGGTTTCTGGCCCACCGCCACCGCCTTTGCCACCGCCTTCCGTCGTGGCGACTTCTTTCAGTTTATTGTTTTCTATCCAGAAGACGTTACCTGAGACAGCAATGCTGCCATAAAGACGCGGGATGTTGGCGCCATAGGTGGCGGTTTGCGTCGATAGGTCGGAGAGGCGCGGGCCGACCAGGTGCGGGCCTTTGGGGGGGTCGATGGCCGCCCCGACAGCACCACCAACGGCGGCGCCAAGGGCAATATAACTGGCGCCACCGGTGAAATAGCCGACGACTGCGCCAACGATGGTTAATGCGATCTGGCCAGTGCTTTTCTCAGCCATGATCAACCTCGTTAAAGCGATAGATACGCACGATGCGCCGGCGCCAGGCGTCGGTCAGGCCGTGCTCGCAGACTTTGCCGACTGGCTGATAGGCGTGAATGATGGTGTCGCCGGCATAGATGCCGAGGTGCTGCGGATCGCCGCTGAATTTCATCAGAAAAATATCGCCGGGTTGCAGCTCGCTGACGCGGGTCAGTCCGGGCTGGTTATCGAGTGCTGACTCAAGCAGTCCATTGCCGGGTAGTCTGGCGTAACCCGTGTGGTCGACGTGTTCCAGGCCTAGCGTTTTGGCGACCTGAATGATCAGGCCGGCGCAGTCGAGAGCCAAGCCCGGGATGCGACCTTGATGGACAAAGGGGGTGCCGAGGCAGGCGCGGGTGGCGGCAATGATATCGGCGGCGGTCATTGAGTGCCAAACTGGCCGTATTGCGAGCCGGTGGGGATGTTGGAAAAACCGCCGAAATTGATCACGTTGTTCCACTTGTCGCGACAATCTTCCAGGCGCTTGCGGCAACCGGGAATCAGTTCGTAGGCATCGCCAATCGCCGGCGCGTAGTAGAAAGGCTCGAAGGTTTCCAGCGTGCCGTCGGCTTCGTGGCGCTTGATTTCCAGCGGCTTGAGGCCGGCATTGAGGCCGGAGGTAAAGCGCAGGGTGCCGGCAGCGAAGTAATCCGCTGCCTCGCCACGGGCGGCATCACGAATGATCGCCGAACTGGTGACGGCAGTCAGCGTGCCGGTCACGGTCAAGGGGCCAAGGGCTTTTTTACAGCCGGCGTATTCTTGCCCACCAAATTCCTTGCCGCATTGGGCGGTGTAGCTTTTGCCGACCGATTGATTGAGCGCGTCGACCAGCGCCATTTCTTCGACCTTGTAGCGGCTGTCTTCGATGGTCGTTTTGCCCATGATGCTGGCGACGATGGGCTCGTAATCCTCGACTGGATTAAGAAAGTCGCAGGCGAACAGGTAGCAGCGGGCGCCATCGAAGACGCCGGACTGAATGGCATCGCGGGTGACGCCAGCGAAGCCGAGGAAGCCATCGAGATCAATGGCCGCCGGGGTCAGGCTGGCAGTTGCCGAGTAGCCGGTAAAGTCGTAGCCGGTGCCGGTCTGATAAACCTGTCCATTGCTCATGACCAGATCCACCGGGTAGCGCGTCAGGCGCACGGTGAGGCCGTTGCTGCATTCAATGCGCAGGCACTTGACGGCGGTTTCGTAAGGGGCGACGGTGGTTTTCATGGGTTCAAAAGTTCGATCAATTCGACGCCGTCCACCGAGCGATAACCGGGGAAGTCCTGACCAATGGGCATGGCGGTGTTGAAGCGCACCGGGAAATCGAATTCAAAGCCGGCAGTCACGGCTTCACCGGCTTGCGGGCGGGTGTGGAAGACACCGCCTGAGGTGTAGGTGCTGAAGCCGGTGGAGTTGATTGAGGTGGTGATGCTGGTTGGGGTGTGGCTGATCACCGTGGCGCGCAGGCCGTTGATTTGGGTCATGCCGACGACGGCGGAAATCTGGAAAGAATCGCCGTTGGCGACGGTGTGCGAGGCGACGGTCAGTACGGCATTGGCGGCTTTGCTGATGCCAGTGATCGCTGAGGTTTTATTGGCGGCCAGCGTGACTTGGCCGGTGGTGGCGTCGGTGCTGTATTGCGCGGCGGCCAGTGCAGTACTGCCGATGGCTACTAATACCGTGCCAGCCACCGGCTTGTAAATGCTGCGGTAGGGGTAGCCGGTGGCGCCGGCGGCTTTGTCGCGCCCGTAATATTTGCGCAACTGATAGATGCCGGCCGAGATCAGGCCGCAGGGCTGGTCAAATGATGTAGGCGGCGAGACACGGCCATTGCTTGACCATTCGTCGTAACAGCGCACGCGAAAGCCGGCAAAGCGACCGTGGGCGCGGTGATAGACGCCCTGCAGGTTGGTGTAGGTTTTGTCGTTGTCGAGCAGGTAGGAAATGTCGAACTTGCGCACCGGGAAGGGGTGTGTCATGGCGCGGTATTCCTGCCCACCAGAGGTTTGCGAAATGGTGACAGCGTAGTCATCCTGGTAGCTGGCGCCGTAGCGCACCAGGTCGGACAGGCGCTCTTCGAGAAAATCAGGCATAACGGCGGGCGCCTCCCATAAAGCCTAGTGCCGAGCGGGCGCCGGCAGCGGCGCTGCGCCGCACTTCGGCCGGGTCGCCATTTGGTGAGTTGACATTTATGGTGATGCTGTTGCCGCCGACCTGCTGGCCCTTGGTATGGTCGACGACGGTTTCGTTGGGGTGCAGGATGGCCGGGAAGCCGCCTTTGCCATCGACGCCGCCGGAGCGCAGCCCACGGCCGGTGCTGCCGCCGCCATCGAAGGAAAACAGCGCGGCCCAATCGACGTTTGACAAGGCCGACATGCCAGCACCAACCAGCCCACTATCACCGCCGCTTTTACCGCTGCCCATGTCGCCAAACAGGGCTTTGCCGATCTGGGCGGCGGCGGCATCGGCGGCCATGCGCTGGATGATCTGGCCGAACTTCTGCGCCATTTTGTCTGCGCCATCGGCAAAGGGGTCAAAGAGGAAATCTGCCAGCGAGCTTTGGATGTTGCGTGCCGCCTGCTGGGCGAATTCGTTGGTCTGATCAGTCGCGGCGCCCTGCTGTTCAATGCGCTTTTTATCGA